CTCGTCAGGACGCTCAAAAAGACTTGGCTCTTCAAAAACTGTAGGTGTCGTGGATTGCATTTTGTTACCTTTGTTTAAGCGACGTTCGTTTCAAATACCAGATCAGTCCCAGGAGCGCCGCCGATGCGTGAGCCACCAATTGAGACTGTGTCTGCGCCTATGAGGCCAATGCCCTCACACACTGCGCCTGTTGCCTGAGATGCGTTTGTATCAACGACCGCAGGGGCTGCTGCGGATACCGCTGCGCCATAAGTTATTGCCATGTTGTTCTCCTGAAGAAAATTTAAAAACCCAAGGGACGTGGGTCACACAATCCCAAGGGAAAGAGGGACCCACGACAGTCCGCACTTTTTTAGTTCTGGATACGACCCTGGAACTGAGCGCCAGAGCTTGTCAAGTTACCAGCCCATGCCAAGATTTGAACTTCAGCATCTTGGTTGATTGCGTAGCGGCGGTTAGGGCTCAAAGGAACCATATTGCGCTGAGCATGTGGACGCCATTTGATGTACTTGGTGTTCAGCATGAAGCCAGTGTTGGCTGGGCAATAGCCGCCAATACCGCCATCCAAACAAACGTCAGCATCCATGAACTTCAAAGTTGGGAAGCCCAAATTGCCAGTCTCAGGCGAGGTGAATCGCTGTTGAGCCTGCAAGGAACCCATGTAAAAAGTCCAATAGTTGTTGTCAAGCACGATCAGGTCAGGACGATCAGAGCCGCGAACCAATGAGGACCAGAGCTTGTTTAAGCCGGCCTGAATGGTTGTCGCGCTAGGTGTCACTGTCTGAGCACTGAAGTCATACAACTGTGAGCGCCAGAAGGTCCATGTAGCGCGGTCGATGCCGCCGTAAGTGCCGGTCGTTGGATCGCTAGGCACAGCAGCGTTCAGGCCGGTGACTTCCTTGCCAGATGAGCCAGTGCCGTCAGAGTAGATCGACTGAGCCAACTTATTCATCATCGTGCTTTCAGCGACGTTCAAACGCGCTTCGAGCAAGTCAATGAATTGTTCCTTACCGCTGTTTTGCAACATTTCCAAGCCGCTCATAACGACAGGAACTGCAAACTGCTTGATCTGGAACTCTGCTGCAGAGATCACGTCTTGCGCAGCCACAGGCAGCAAGTCATAACCTGAGTAAAAACCAGCGTTTGCGTTTTCAGCAAATGAGAGTTCTTCAAAGATTACGTTACCGCCGGAGATTGTTTTGACGTTGCCGCGCTGGTTTAGCTTGGCGAGTAGCGCGTTGTTTTTCAACACGTTGTCCGCGACTTGACGCGAACGATTTTGGATCGTCGTTGCGACGATGTCCGATACATTAGGAAAAGACATATAAATGCTCCTTCATCTGAGTTCAAAAAAGGCTCACGCCTACTTGGTTCAGATGCGCCTCAAGACCTTCTCAGTCCGTCGGTTGTCGAGGTGGGGCGCTGGGCGCCTCCTGGAGCATTTGCGGTGGCTGGAGTGCATTGGCACACCAAAGACAAATTGCTTTGTCTTATGGTGCTAATTTTACATCATCGTGCGGACATCGCAATTGCGGCCTCGATCGCATTGCGCACATTAGTGGGCTCTGTCTTAGGTCCACCCATTGGGGGAGCACCTGAGACTTGCACAGCAGCAGACCTTGCACGTTGCGCGGCCTGAGTGGTTGTTTGTGCGCCCTTGGCCTGAATCCTCTGGCCAATCACAGATCGAACGCTGTCATTCATCAGGCAAGCTTTTTTGTACGCGTCGGGCAAGGTCAGGGTTTGTCCACGTCTCTGGTGGGCCTCAATAATGTCGGCCATGTCAACGCGCACGTCTTCACCAAATTCAGCCTTGCTCAGAAAATCTGAAACTTCGTTGTGAGCTGCTTGTGTCGCTTGCGTTTGTTGTTGTTGCTGGGCCTGCTCAAACTTTTGAAGCATGTTTTGCATTGGCGCCAGCCGCTGATTGAGTGCCTGGTCAAACGCCATCTGCTGGGGGTCTGACTTGGGCTGCTGGCCAGCCAGTGCCTGGTCGAGGAGCTCAACAAAGCCATTGCCAAAGCGGCCAACGCCGAACTGGTTGACCATGCCGGCCACCAAGGTGGCAAGCTCTGGCGCAGTGCCTGTTCTAAGGCGTGCAGCCGTTGACATGAGGTTGTCGATGGCCTGCAAGGGGTTGCTATTTTCAGCCTTGATGAAGTGCTGGTAAGGCTCAATCGTCTTCATCACAGCTTCAACTGTCTTGCGCCCTTCTGCTGTCTCTTGAAGTGTTCTGGCCACCTCGGCCTCACGTCTTGAGACTTCAGCGCGGACGCCCTCGGGAAGCTGCGCCCAGTGCTCACGCGTCTCAGGTTTCCAAGATGCTGGCGCTCTCTCGCCTTGCACCTTGGGGCCAGACTTAGGCCCAGGCGTCATGCCCTCTTCTTTGCCCTTGAACTTGCCCTTTTCATCGCGTGGCGCCTCGGCTGCTGGCGCGTCCTCAGACAAAGCATTCAAGTCTTGTGTGGCCGCAGGAGTTGCGGGTTCAGCAGCTTCAGCAGGGGCAGCAGACTCAGAGCTTGGCTCTGAAAAGTCAACTGACTCAGTCGCTGGCGCTGCCTCTGGGTCTTCGATCGCGGCCTCAATGGTGTCTCGGAGTGTCGTGGATTCGCTCATTTTTATGACCTGTTTTGGAGTTGTGTGATTGCGCGTTCTATGTCGCGCTTGCTGAATGTGCCGCCCTCAGTAAAAAGGCGGTCACGCTTTTCACGGGATTGTTCCCATGAACTTTTATAGTCATCAGCAGTTGTGAGATTGTTGATGCGCATGTAGTCACGCTGTTTTGATCTTGAACTTATGTCTGTTCCATCACTTGCTTGCAGGCCGTCGTAATAACGATCGCCCCAAAGCGCGCCAGCATCGGCTTGCATTGGCGCCGTGTAGTCCGAGCTCACCTCAATGAGCTCACCCGTTTTTCTGTCTTGAATCCAGCGGCGTCGTGTCATCTTTTTCTCCCTGCCATGATTGACCTCACTGCATTGGACCGCCGACTTGCGGCATTTGTGGCTGCGCAGGCGGCAGTTGAGGCTGGGGCTGCATGATCCCCATGGCACGCAGCTGAGCCTCTTTGCCCATCGCGTCCATGCTGATGTCTTTGGCCTTGGCCATACGCTGAGCAGCGCCCGCTTGCTTCTCCTGCACCTGTGCATCTTGCAGGGGATTGGGTTTAGGTGGTGGCTGGCCCTGCTGCTTGAGCGCGGAGATGGCCTGATCAAGTACAGACTCGATCTGAGTGCTGACGCGGAACTTGGACACGCTCCACTGCAGCAGTGACATGAGAACGGGAGCTGCACCTGGCACAGCTTGAGCCATCGGTGCGACTTGGGAAATGAACGCGCCTAGGCCTTGCATAAACTGCACAGCTGCATCTCGCTCAGCCGCCCAGTCCATCGCGGCCATCGAGTCAGCTTCGATGTTAATGCGGTACTCAGCCATCTCTTCGTCTTTCAAGAGCTGCACTCCCTGCATGGCAATGGCCGCGTCAGGCGTTCTCTCAATGTTTGACTTGCGAATGATCGTCTCAGGCTGGAAGTGTTTGCAAATAATCTCAGCCTTGATGCGCAGAGCCTGTGTGATCCAGTCGGCAATGTAGAACTGTTTGAGCTGAATGCGAGTCGAGCCAAACTGAGCCTTGATCTGCTGAGCCGCTGCCGTCTCTGACGCCTTGGAGCTTCCGCGCATGATGTCGCTGATACCTAAGACTTCATAAATCTGCTGCACCTTGTCCTGGCGGTACTGCCTTAAGTGATCGATGGCATTCACCACCTGGTCAATTGGTATCCAGTCAATCTGGCCCTTGATGCCGCCTTTTTCAGAGAACATGGCCCAGTTGTCCACTGGGATCATCTGGTTTTCTGAGCCCTGGTTAAACACGCGCTGAATGCCCTCGGCACTCTTGTCGTAAACGCCAACAACCTTGCACGCACGCGTGAGCCATGTGATTCGGGTGTTGATCTCATCGAGCTCATTGAACTGGTCTTGAGCAAAGATGTAATCTGCACGCGGCATGAAGTTGGAGCTTGTGACGTTGGCGGCCAGTGGCTTGGGACATGGAAAGAATCCATCCAACTGCAGTGGATCGTCTTTGACATCTAAGATCACGTCGCAGCTCTTGGCGTACCAATAAACTTTGCGTTTTTCTTTGCACCAAATTTCAAAAACTTCAGCCTTGCTCCACGGGTCGTTCTTAGGTGACTGGTCGTTGACTTGGTCTTTTTTGGAATAATTGCCCAGTGGAACTTGGGACGCGATCGCCTCGCCAAACCGCTCAACCAGTTGGTCTTTGGTCATAAACACACGGCGGGCAACCCAGCGCGCCTCGGTCCATGTCCTGCAAGGGGAATAAAAGAAGTCTTCCCAGTAGATGTAGTCGGCTGGCGCGTCTTCGTCAACAATCCGCTCAGCCTCTTCGGCAGGGCTTAACTCTTGGCCAAACTCATCAAACACTGCAGGCACTTCATAGGGCTCAGTCTCGACCTCATAACGCAGCCAAATCTGACCCTCACCCACAACGAGCCAGTCCTCAATGCCCTGGCGAACAGCTGAGTCCCAGTTACTTGTTGAGTCATCGAATGCGCGGTTTAAAAGCCGCTGCAGCATCGTGCCGGCAACGCGTGCAACGTCATCGTCGTAATCTTGAAATGATCTCGCAACGTCTGCCTTGGGTGGCCGTGCATAAAGCATGGACAACAAGACTTGAGTCGTTGACCAAAACAAGTTGACTTTGCTTTCGTCTTTGCCGTAGGCGTCGCGCTTGTCTAAGAATCTCTGTGTGATTCTGTTTGCGTCTTGGTGGAATTTCAGTAATTCTTGCTGAGATGAATTGATCTCAGTCTGCCAACGCGCAGCCAAGCCGTTGGGTGTGTCTTTGAAATCGCTGTCGCTCGTTATCGATGCGTTGATACTCATCATCCAACCCTTCCAGACGCCGTTGGCTGGCAGTCCCATATGTCGTTAAGTGAATAGGCGTGGTTTGCACCACCCTTTGGCAATGATGTGATTGTATTCACCCGTTGTGATTTACTCGACACTGGTCGCGCAGCTAAAGCCAGGTATCTGAACGCATCTGACGCATGTGAGTGCTGGTCGTGCTTGGGCCGGTTGCGGTATGTCTGCGTCTTTTCATCAAATTCACGCATGTATGCCCGCAAGTGCTCAACGCCGTCATAAGTGATCGATTCATCAAACCAGCACTGATTCAAAATCAAACGCGCCGCCTCAATCCCGTCTTGTAAGCTCAATTCGGGCACGATGTTGGGCCTGATCCCGTTTTGCAAGAACTGCTCAATGATTGATTTGCCCGTTTGCAAAGATTTAGCGCGTGCGTCGTGTGGCAGATAAATCCCTTTTGGGTTCACCAGGTAAGGCCTCGACTTGATCCAGTCAATGTAGAACTGAATGGGCTGGTTATCGTCCTCCATGAAGTCAACAACCCGAACCCCGTCCCGAGTTTCTTGCCAGGCCCACCAAGAGCATGAGTCAGTGAACCCCAAATCAGCCACCAAATTGACAGGAAACGCCGGGTCAATCGGGAACTTGCCAATCCGGCCCTCTTCATACGCCTGCCCAATCTGTTTGGCGTAATACGCGCCTGGCACAGCTGCATCAAAGCTGATCTCATACTCAACCGCATATGACTCCTCAGTCATCTGGACCTTGGCATCACGCAGCTCATCTGGGTGAATGATTCCTGTCTTGCTGGCCGGCAATTCGAGCAAGATGTGTGTGTTTGGGTTTAGACGCGCCTCTTCTCTGAGGTTCCAAAACAGATTTTTCCCGCGTGGCGTGCCCGCAAAGATGGCCCAGCCCCGTCTGTCTGATAACGCCGGCCTCAATACTGTGTACCAAGCACTCGGCCTGATATCGCCCACCTCATCGAGCACCACGCCGTCAAAGTACATGCCGCGCAATGCGTCATAGTTGTCAGCGCCAGCCACAAAAATTGTGCTCTCACCGCCGTGGCCATTGTTGACTGTGATTTTCAATTCGGATTCGTTCGGAGGCTTGCTCCAAAGTGGCCTTGTCAAGTCTTTCAGGTATGTCCACGCGACCCTCTTGGCCTGATCGCGCTGCGGCGCCAAATACGCGAACTGTGGTTTGGGCAGCGCAGTCTCTAACGCCCCGATCACCAGGTCAGCGCACATGGCCACTGTCTTGCCGGCACGCCTGTGTGCGACCACCACCGCCCAGCGTTTGTCGCGGACATGAAGGGGTTTGAATACCTCGCGGGGGGCGTACTCGTTGAGGTTCATTTTTTAAAATCCTGCCTTAACAACTTCATCGCGTCTTTGAGGTCTTGCCTCAATTGCTCGTTGGCCTGCTCGAGCTCGTTCATGCGCTCGAATGCGTCTTTGGCGAACTTGTCCAGCGTCTTGCGTTGCCATGCTTGGAAATCAGGGTGTGGAATTCTCAACATGTCTTTTTTGGGTAGGGAAAAATGTGGGGGGGCCCCTGCTCGCGCTCGACCCCCCCCCCTGCCTTTTTATGGGGGGTGGGGGGTCAGAGAGATTCCAAGCCAAGGCAGAACGGGCAAGGAGGGCATCAGATGGACTCAGGTCAGGCGATCGTGCATGACCTATGGGGGATGTAGCCTCACACACCTTGCGCGTCTCCTGTGCCCTTGCCTGCCTCCGACCACCCCCCGCCGGCATCGACTAGCCCGCCATTGTGGGTAGATTTGTGGGTAGATTGACCCCCCTCTGCTTCGCAGGGCGCATCAATGCTTGGTTGTGCTATTACAGTATCTAATCTATCGACGATTTCATACTTGCCGTTGATCTGTTTCTCAAGGTCCACCACTTGCGTCTGGCCGATGTTGCGTGCGCCCAGCCAAGAGAGCTGAACCTGAATGCCGCCCTCCACGTTCGCATTGATCTGTGTCGGCAGCACCTTGGCCACAAGGCCAACAAACGCGGCCCTGTCTGAGCTCGTGCCCGCGGCCAGCTTGGCCAGGTACTGAGCCCCGCCGACCATCTCGAACGCCTCAAGCACGGCCTCTCTCAGGTTCGTCAGTCGGTTTCTCACTCCTGGCTCGCGCTTCGGTGGCACTGGCACTGGCTGCCCGTTGCGCGGGCTGACCCCGCGAGGCGCGTCAGCAGTTTTTCCCGACGATTTCGCACCAATGACCTCTTTAGCGTTTGCTAACTTTTCGATGCGGACGCGCTCCTCTGCCTCATCCATGCGCTGCTGCATCTCGGCTGTGGCCATGACTTGCGTGATGTCTGGGAACACCAAATCTGGCATCTCAAGTGTTTTAATTTCCATGTTTAGATTTTCTCATCAAGAAAAGTGCGCTTGCTCCCCACACCCCTACTAAGCGAGAGCAAGCGCACTTTTTATATCCATCAAAAGTACACAAAAGCGCAAGGGGAAGCCCCCTAAGTGGGGCGTTCCCCCTACTTGCGCCTGCAGTGCGCACGCATAGCGATCGCATAGCAAGCGCACAGCAAGCGCATTCACCCTTTAAGCTCCCGAACAACAACCGCAAATGAGCTCACAGTGTCTTGGCCAAATGGCCCAGCAAAGGATTCAATGGCCAGAGCCGCGTCCTCAATCGCCTGGTCATAGCCCGCGTCAAACGCAAGGTCGAGCGCGGCCGAGATGGCCTTGTTGGCTTCGAGCGCAGCTGTGAGGGTCTTGATTGTTTCGTCTTGCATCATTTAAATCTCCTGGTTGTCCTGACCACCCAGCAGCTTGCGCATATCCACTTAGCCGTGCTCATGTCGATCCCGCCCTCTGGGGGCTT